TGATTGGAACTTCTTTTAATCCAACTTCCTTGCAGGCTTTCAATCGCATGTTGCCACCTAAGACAACCATATTATCATTGACAACGATTGGACGCAATTCAAGCATCTTTGGAAAGTCCTTGATGGATTGCACCAATTTCTTGAATTTGTCATCCTTGATCAATCTTGGATTGTTTGGATTGCTTTTTATGGCAGATAATTTAACGTGTTCAATTTTCATTTTTCCTTATTTCATTGGTGTTTCATCGGTGAGCAAATCGCATTTTTCATTACAAATCTGGCCAAATCTTGGCAGCAGTTGCATCTTTGATTTTAACCATTGAATAAAGCATGCCAGTGTTGGTTAGTGCAAACACCTTACCCAATGCTTCGATGTGTTTCTTGACGGCCGCTACCGATTCTAATTGCTCTGAATGTTGCAGTATCTCGCCATTGCCTGCAATCAGTTGTACACGATAGCCTTTGACCTTACGTGCTGATCCTTCTTTTCTGAATGGTCGGTTGACTGAATCAACAATTTTAATGTGTGTTTTCATTTTATGTGATTTTAATTGTTTCAAATCTGAATATCCTGTGTCGCATTTTTCAGATCAATGATGATGCGTTGTAGACAATCGCTGCAACTTGTTGGATCAATGTTTTTGCCAGCGATCTTTGATGCATACATGAACAATGGTTTGGCTTCCAAATAAGTCAATGATGATTTGTGTTGGTATTGCTGCAATAATTCTTTGATGCGCACCAATTCTTCGTGGCTGATACCATAGGCAAACCATTTATCCGCTGGACAGGATGCCCAACTGAATTTTGTTTTCCACTCCATCTTGCAGCCGCACAACTTTACCTTCTTGCGATAGTACCGCACTTCGTTTTGTTCCTGCACCACATCATAATCATCTTTTGGTCGATTAAAGTTTGCCAAAATCAAAGTACCACAACTGCCTGTGGATTCCACAAAGAATTTGCATTTGCGGCAAATTGCCATTCGTTCATTTTTTACTTCACTTGGAACGCTCATTTATTACTCAATTGTTTGTTCAATTTCTTTATTGCCCGACTTACGCGAAGCCTTGCAGCCAAATTACTGATGCCGGTCACGTTTTCAATTTCTTCATATCCAATGCCCATTGCGCGTGCGCGAATCAACTGCTGGTCTAATTGGTTTAATCGCCTAGTCATCATATCAACGTATTCGTAATCGATCAATCGTGCCATGTCAACTTCATCGTCCGCTTCATGCACCGGCAGCAAATCCATTGATTGCAATCGCTCTGCCTTGCCTTTGCTTTGTTTCAACAATACATACACCACATACGTAGATAATTCACCACGATCCACCATTGGCTGGAATTTATCACGCTTTTCCAGTATGACTAACAACAATTCATGCAACAGGCTATCTGCACGATCCTTGTTTTTAGTTGCGTTTTGTATTGTTTTTCGCCAACTATTGTAATTTTTTTCTATTTCATTTTCAATAAGTTGCAAACTATTTTCAATTATTTTGTACAAATATTTGTACATCCAAATATTTCGACATATCATTGCACCATCAAACGAAACAAACATACATTAAATTTCAAATCAAATGACAACTTTCAGAATCGCCTACAATGGCAACAGCACACAGGCCAAATTACGTTTACAAAATGGCTACTATCTTAATGCAGACGATGCAAACGAGGCAGTTGTAAAATTCTACCGCATGTTTATGGATGACAATTACTTTCCACAGGAAGATGGCAGCATCCAAGACGAAGAAGGACGTGAGGTTATGTCACCAATGGACGATTGCATCAGCTATGATGGTGGCTATTTTATTGCAACAGAAGAAAAATAAACAATCAAACACTTATACACAATGACAAATCAAGAAAAATTAATGCATTTGCAATCTATGCTGAAAAATGCATCTGGCATGATCGATTATTGCAAGGAAAAAATTGCCAAAAGCGAAGATTCATGGACAACTACGCTTTCATTAAACGCATTTGAAAAGGATGTTGCCGCATTGAAGTTTGCCATTAAAGGCATCCAGCTAATGCATGACATGGTTAATGAAGCAAGCGATGAAGGAGGCGATTATGGCTTCTAATCCCAAAATTCAGTCAACCATTGTGGCGCATCCGCAATCTGGCTACAATAATTGGATCAATTATATCCATAGTCAATTCCATCCAAAATTGGTTATGCGTAGACCAACCAGTGGTGAAGTCATTGCCACCAATGAACACATGATTGTGTATCTGAGTTTGCTAGGCAATGAAGATCTCAAAGCCATCATTGCTGATCCTGCACCTATCTATATCAATTTAGGATTGAATTCAATCAAATTCAGACCTGTTGTTCGCAAGTATCCATTTGGTACGTATGAAATTACATTCAAAGGATCAATCGTGCGTATAAACGGCACAGGCAATGAATCACAACTCACTGAAGAATTTACCATGCGAACCAAATCAGTGTGGTATTAACACTTAATCAATAATCAAATGTCAACACAAATTACAACAAAGGATTTTTTCCAGCAGCCAAGCGTGCAAAAGAAATTTCAAGAATTGCTTGGCAAACGCGCACCACAATTCATCACATCAGTTTTGCAAATTGTCAGCAATAACAAGTTGCTAGCCAATGCAGATGCTGGCAGTATTTACAATGCAGCAGCGACTGCAGCCGTTTTAGACCTGCCACTGAATAATTCACTAGGCAAGGCATGGATTGTGCCTTACAAAGGTGCTGCCCAATTTCAACTCGGTTATAAAGGCTTCATTGAACTTGCTATGCGCACAGGTCAATATCAACGAATCAACGCAGTGCCGGTGCATGAAAACCAATTTAAGTCATGGAATGCATTGACTGAAGATTTAGATGCAGATATGACCATCTTTGGCAATGGTGTTATTGTTGGATATGCTGCATTTTTTAGGATGAACAATGGCTTTGAAAAATTTACCTATTGGCGCATTGATGAAGTCCGCAAACATGCCACACGTTTCAGCAAATCAGTAAACAATGGCCCGTGGGCAACTGACTTTGATAAGATGGCATTGAAAACCATCATCAAAGCAATGTTGTCAACCTATGGTATGTTGTCAATTGAAATGCAGACCGCCATCGTTGCGGATCAAGCAGTGATCAAGGATGCAGAAACGATGGAAATTGAATATGTTGATGCTCCCGGTGTGGACGTTGACAAAGAAGAAGAACGTGCAATACTGATGCTGAAGGATTGCACATCACCAGAAGAAGTGCATGCACTTTTGAAATCATTATCACCAGAACTGGCAGATCGCATCAATGCGGATGCAGTCGACAAACTAGATTCATTTCAAATAAACTAAAATTATGAACGCAGACAATTTATTATTCAGATGCTCATCATTGGGCAGCATCATGACTGAAGCACGCAGCAAATCAGAACCAATTAGTGAAACGGCAAAGGCACACCTATTGGAAGTTTACATTGATCACAAGTATGGACGTCGAAAGGTAGTTACGACAAAGTACATGGAAAAAGGATTGCAGGTTGAAGAAGATGCCATCACACTTTATTCCAGATTCACAAAGTTGTATCATGCTAAAAATGAAGATCGCATCAGCAATGAATTTATTGCAGGCACACCTGACTTGTTTAATGGCACATCAATACATGATGCTGATACCATTATTGATATCAAATCATCATGGGATATATTCACATTTCATGCAGTGATTGGCAAAGGCATCAAGAAATTGTATTACTGGCAACTGATGGGATACATGGCATTGACAGGTGCAAAGAATGCGAAATTAGCATACTGCCTTGTTGATACTCCAGATACAATTCTTAATGATGAAAAACGCAAACTGCATTGGAAGATGGGATTGATTGATGATCAAAATGCAGACTTTGAACAAGCCTGTAATGAGATTGATAAACTTGGCAAATACGATGATATACCAGTGAATGAACGTGTGCACATTATCGAAATTGAACGCGATGAACAGGCCATCAATGCTATTTACCAACGTGTGGCTGAATGCCGCAAATGGATGAACGAAAATTTATATAACACAATAACAAACAATTAAAAAATGGAAATGACAAACGAACAAATTCTTGAAGCAGCATTCGCACAGATGCCGAATGAATTTACATCAAATGAATTTACCAATAAACTTCGTAAAAACAAATATGACAATAGATGGATTGCGAATCACGATAATGTGAAATACCTGCAACAACATGCAATACAATTATCACTACGTAGATGGAAGAAGCTGAATGTGCGCATTGATACAAATGTGAATCTTGATAAAATTCAAGAAGCAATTGAACTGCTGAAATCGCAAGGCTACAAAGTGATGAAACAAGTAAGTGAATACAAAGAAATATGAAGCATCCCATTAGCGACATCATTGACGAGCATTACGGCACAATGCAGGTGTTCGCCAAAAGAATGAAAATCCACAGGCACACTGCTAGCAAATACTACAAGAATCCAGAAGTCATGCCATTTGGAATTGTGGTACGAATATGCAAGCATGCTGGCATCAACATCAAACAAATTACAATATCAAACAAATGATGATAATAGAAGCACTTTGTATCACAATACCTTTGTACTTTGTTGTGCAGTCATTGATTGATTTATTTAACCAAATAAAAAAACAAAAATGAGCAAGCACTATTTGTTAGGCGAACATCTTGCGATCAAAATTGGAATCGTGTCTGTGCAATCTGGCACAGGCACACAAGATCAAGTTTTGTTCAAAGTCGGCAATCAATATCGCAGCTATTTGTCCAGTGAAGTTGACAAGCATTTGCAGCCTGTTGAAAGTACAATGCTAGCAGAACTAATTGGCAATGAAAAAAAGTTAAACATCATTCGTGATGTATGCGAACTTGTCAACGGACCAATGCAGCAATGGGCAACAGGAAGAAGGCACAGGCAGCATGTACGAGCAAGGCAAACATTCTTTTGGGCATTGCGTACCTGCACCAGTTACACATTGGTTGAGATCAGCAATTTTGTTTTTGGCAATTATGACCACGCCACAATTATTCATGCACGCAAGGCCATAGACAATGAAATTGAAATGATGAATGATGAAGTGATGCATTGTGTAAGTCAAATTGCAACAGCATTGCAGGTCAATGGATGCGACTTAGTTCAGAAACGAATGGAAGCATTGATGAACCGGAATGCCAATCGCAAGAAATTGATGAAACAAAACAGAGATATAATTGCTTAACATGTTTTTCACATTTATATTTGTATTCATTTTTTGCAATATTATTGCAAGCACTGACGTTGCAGGTCAGCCAAAGAAGTTATTGAAAACCATTCGCCTAGTAGTGCTGCAACCACGAACGGCTGAATGGTTTTTTTTATGCACAAAAAATGGCAAAACGATTTACTGATACAGACAAATGGAAGAAGCCCCTATTAAGGTCTTTGCAAGCCCCATACAAACTCCTTTGGCTTTATATCTTGGATGATTGTGATCATGCTGGAATATGGCAAGTTGATTTGGATGTGGCATCAATTCGTGTTGGTGCACCGATCACTATCGAATCAATGAAATCAAATTTTGGTGAACACTTTGTTTTTTTTGATCAAGATTCAAAACTTTTCGTCCCGGACTTTATAGAATTTCAATATGGAAATTTGAATGAATCAAACCGAGTTCATCAGTCAGTGATTGCTCTTTTGAGTAAGTACGGGCTAGGGGCTTACAAGCCCCTTACAAGCCCCTTACAAGGGGCTAAAGATAAAGATAAAGATAAAGACAAGGATAAAGATAAGGACAAAGACAAAGACAATCGCGCGAGCAAATTTCAAAAACCTGAGCTGAAAGAAGTCCATGAGTTCATGGCTACCTGCAACATGGCCGCTGGCAACATTTGGCCTACCGAAAAAGTGACATCAGCTTCCAAAGGATTTTGGAATTATTACGAGGCCAACGGATGGCGAGTAGGCAAGAACCCAATGAAGGATTGGAAGGCCGCATCGCGCAACTGGATGAACAACGAAAACAAATTTAATACCCAAAACAATGGAAAACCAACAAATGGCCAACTTGCCAAAGGAGCAAAAGCCGACCCAACAGAAGTCTTTGAGCAGTTTAGAGCAAAATATCAGTCTAACCACACCGAGTTTGTCCAGACTACGCAAGGAAGACAAAATGATGACTACATCCAAGATGCTTGCATTGTTGACTAAGTTTTCACACCTGCTGAATGTGGATCGTAACATGAACAACAATCAGTTAATTCATTGTGCTGAATCAATTGTTGAATCTAATGAATTTTACATGATGCGATTGGAAGATTTTCAAACGTGTTTCAATCTTGCACTGGATGGCAGATATGGTGAATTTTATAACCGATTGGATCAACCAATGATTTTTGGATTCTTGCGAAAGTACATGATTGAACGCGATACTGCCATAGCACGTAAACGAGATACCGAACAGAATAATTCAATTTATGAAGTTGTACAATCGGATGCAGTTTACCAGTCGTTAAAAGAAATAGCAGACAAGCTATCCATCAAAGAAATAAATGAACCAATGAAATTGGAACGCAAACAGGACTTAGGCCAACTATTGTTATCTGAATGGGATAAACTACCAACGAAGGATATTGCAGGCATTAAATTGAAGATATACAATGATCACGAATTTTTTGCAGTGAATGATTATCTGAGTGCAAGATTGATGGAAATTTCGGATGAATTAAAAGATGATGCAGGATGAAAAAATGCAAAGTTTGCAGTGATAAATTCTTGCCAAGATTCTCAACTCTGCAAGCCACCTGTGAACAACCTGCCTGCATTATTGCATGGTCAAAGAAAGCCAGAGCAAAAGAACACAGGCAATGGAAGAAGCAGGCCAAAGCACGCACAATGACAACATCAGATCACATTCAAATCTGCCAGCGTGTGTTCAATACATACATCCGCATCCGGGATAAAGATTTGCCCTGCATCAGTTGTGGAACAAAGGCCAATGTGCAATATGCAGCAGGCCATTTTTTTTCAGTGGGATCGTATCCAAATTTGCGATTCAATGAAGATAACGTACACAAACAATGCAATAGGAAGTGTAACATGGCTCTCAGCGGCAATCTGCTGGCATACAGGGAACGATTGCTTGACAGGATAGGCATTGATAGGTTCAACCAATTAGATGCCATTAAACACGTTCCTGTGCATTATACCATAACTGAGGTCAAAGATTTGATAGCGTTGTATAAATTAAAAATAAATGAATTGAAAATCAAATAGTTACAAATTATTTTCAAAATACTTTGAAAAAAGTTTGCATTATTCAAATGTGTGTGTATATTTGCCTCATCAAACAAACAAACAACACACACACAATGAAAACATTCAAAGCAGCAACACCAACAACTACAAACTACGTAATGAACATAGATGGTTTGTATTATGCAGTCAGAAAGAATAGCAAAGGATATTGGACATGCTTATCATATCAAGCAGAACTGATATCAACTGATGACTATCACTGCAGAATATACGATGGCTTTGACACAAAGAAAGCAGCTATCCAACAATTGATGGTAAGAATAAGCGAAGTTTCAAAAGGATTTTACCACGTATAAACACACACAAACAATCAAAAACGCAGCAACATGAAAGCAAAAAAATTTGACAACGTACAACTCAACCAAATTGTAACATTTTACGAAAACGACATGATTCAAACTGGTGTAGTGTGTAATGTTGAAAATAACAAGTTTACATTAAGAGCATTGAGATGTTGGGATAACAACGGCATCATTGCTTACAACGAACAAATGTTTACATTCTTCAAAACAGGAACTAAAACACACGCACATTACACATACGGCAACGCAATAGAAATAACAGGCAATGTATAAAAACAAACATGGCGGCCAGCGCAAGAATGCTGGCCGCAAAAAATCACCACATCAAACCAAAACCATTTCATTTCGTGTGCGATTGTCGCTTGCAGATGAAGTCAAACAACTAGTCAAACAATTTATATCAACTAAAACACAAACAAACAATGATCACAACATTTGAAGAATTTACTGGCAATCTAACTGATGAAGAAATTGCCATCACAAACATTCTGCTTATTGTATTGAATAATGCAACAGAAAAAAATCCCTATAAAGCATCATCAGTTGTGGCTCAAGTACAAATGATTATGGGTGTAAAACAAATACGCATGCCATTCAATGATCGAAAGTTGCGCAAATTGGTGAACCATATTCGCATTAATGGCATTGCACCGCTAATTGCCACTAAGGATGGATATTATATTACATATGACACTGAAATCATTTGCAAGCAGGTAGAATCATTGCAGCAACGTGCACGATCTATACAGATGTGTGCAAATGGATTGATGAAGTTTTTATAAAAGATCAAACACCAATAAAATAACAACATGAAGCAAATCAATTTATTTGGTCAAGAGTTTGCACCAAATCAAGATGAACAAAAATATTCATCTAAGATTGCCACACCAATCTATGAACCAAAGAATGCAAGGCCTCATTTAATGGAACTTTGTGACAAGAGCAAAACACACAGACTAATTAGGGAAATTGATGCCTCAAATCTGCCCATTGAAGAAAAAACATTTTTGATTGATGCAGCCAGAAGGCACAATGTGTTCAATTATGAAAAAATTGCAGATTACTATGCACATGCCACACCTGAAATGCAAAAGTTAATGGAACGTAGCGGATTGGTTATAATCGATTTTGAAAAGGCAATTGAATTAGGTTATGTCAAATTGTGTGATGAAATAAAAAATCAATATCTAACTGACTATGCAGAATAAAGATTTTGCCGTATTTATATTGACACATGGCAGACCTGACAATGTCAAAACATTGCGGACATTGCAGAAATCTGGATATACAGGTAAAATATATTTCATTGTAGATAATGAAGACAAAACAATTCAGAAATATCAAAAGAACTACGGCATTGAAAACGTAAAAATATTTGATAAAAAAGCAATGGCAGATGCAGTTGATGAAGGTAATAATTTTGATGAACGTAGAACGATCACACATGCACGCAATGCATGTTTCAAAATTGCAAAAGAAATTGGCATTACTTACTTCATCCAGCTAGACGATGATTATACTTCCTTTGAATGGCGATATGAAAGTAATGATGGTAAAAAATTGAAGGTGCATAAAATAACAAACCTTGACAAAATCATGCAGTTGCATTTGGACTTTTATAAGAACACCAAATTCAAAAGTATTGCATTTGCACAAGGTGGTGATTTTATCGGTGGTGTTGACAATCCAGTTGTGAAAAAAAGACCTTTGATGCGCAAGTGTATGAATTCATTTTTTTGCAGCACTGAACGAGAATTTCAATTTATTGGTGCAATGAATGAAGATGTAAACACCTATACTACATTACAATCCAGAGGCGAATTATTTGGAACAATTCCAATGATTAGTCTAGTCCAGACTGCAACGCAAAGCAATCAAAGCGGGATCACTGATATGTATCAAAGATTTGGCACATACTGCAAAGCATTCACAACCGTTATGATGCATCCAAGCGGAACAAAGGTATCAATGATGAATACTACACACCAAAGAATACATCACATCATCAAATGGATAAACACATCACCCATGATTATAGATCAGAAATACAAAAAATAATTCAATCAAATTCACAATGAATAGACCAATCAAATCATGCCCAATGCCTATTGATAAACCAATATGGATAGAAATACAAGAAGCAAACATACAAGACGGAATAGTAAGCGACAAAACTAAATGCAGTATAACTATTAGTGTAAGTTTTCGAATTGAAAAAGGTGTATTAGATCAGTATATTAGGAGAAAAATAAGTGAAGATGATCTTTGTGATTTAATGAAAAATAGAATATGAGAATAAAAACATTCACCAAGACTGACCAATATCGTCAAATCAAATATGAAGCAAAAGTGTTTATGAATGATTACGATGATAGCGTGCGCACATATCACTATTACTTTATAATTCATCAAAATTCCAGATCACAAATCGGTTGCTATTATGCTATGGATCAAATAGAATTTGACATTGATCCATTTCTGCATCATATTAAGAAATGCATTGATGAAATAATTGATGGCAATCCAGTGGTTAATAAATTAACGCAACTAGGATTCATGCTTACGGATTCACAATAAGAATCTTATCCATGCCAGTAAATCTGCAATCACAATGCAGCCATGTTGGTGTGAACAATGTATTTTCAATTGTTGTACAAAGTTGCTCTTTGATCAAATAATCTTCATACTTCAAGATCACATCAAATAATTGACGTGGCTTCATTGTGGAACACTTCAAGTCAACGGCACGTCCGTACTTATGCTGCGACCATTTAGCACCTGTCATCGTGTTTGCCCTACGCAATCCGCTTTCTTTGTATTGACCACCACTTGCCCAATTATTGACGATTATAGGCGCACCAGTTAGTTCTCTGAGCCATTGCGTAAACTTTATAATTCGATAGTCCATCAAGTTAATGGAACGTTCACCGCGTGTGGCGTAGATGGATGGATCAATAAATTCATCCAAATAAAAGTTAGGTGTGATCTTAACGCGATTCATTGATTTGGCGTATTGTTTCGTCCTTCATTCTTGATTGTTTGGTTGTGCCAAGATAATAAGCAAAGGCCATACCGGCAAAAGTGAACACCTGTCCAACACCCATGTTGAACAAATCCTTTTTAGCATCAGGAACGATCGGGCCAAATGCAAGGAAGGCAAATGCACCCATGTACATCACTAGCGCGATGATGACCGTCGCACCCATGAGCCAATCACGCTTGCCACCTGTGGCCTTCATGTATTCAACCTCACGTGTGCGTGCTGATTCACGATCCTGTACTTCCAATTTGAAAGTTTCCATTTCCAAACGCAAGAAGTCCATTTCAAACTCATGGCGCATGCGTTCAAATTCAATTGCTAGTGCCTGCACCTGTGTGTCATTTTCTTTGCGATCATTCAGCAATTCGCCAACCTTTTCGATGGCCTCTATTCCCGTCACATCACCAACAACTTCTAATACATCACCTGCAACTGGTTTGATTTTTTCAGTTACGAACTTCCAAAATTTTGTTTCTTTGAATGGTTTTTTTTTGCTCATTTCTTTGATGTAAAAACGTAAATAATTCTTTCAAATATTAGTTTGTAATTCTGTGCAAGATAGATATTGATTTTTTCACCAAGCAACGTAGACAAGCCAACAATCATTGATGATGCGAATGGTGAATAGTTCATCCACACGCAATACATTCCTGCCATCCATGCCCAAAACAAAGAAACACATACGATGGCAATCCATGCAAACCATGACAACTTTCTTCGCATCAAAATCTCATTGGATATTTTTGCTACAACTGCCACAAATGCGCTCATTATTGCTGCACCAAATTTGGCAAAGAATTGATTGATTTCATTTAGATGTTCCATCAGTTTTTTTTCTGTTGGGATTTGTTGTTGGTTGTGATTTATTATCTAAATATTGGCGCAAAACTTTTGCAAGTTTGATTGCGTTGATCTTCTGTTGTGATTTGTTCATGGCAGGTATCTGTTTAATCTTGTTTGACGTCTGCCCATTGCAGTATTGTTGCCTGAAAAATCAAAGTTTAATCCCAAGTGTGAACGTGGTGATAAGTCAGCACCAGTGTTTGTGCTATACTCAGGAAACAATGCCGAATTGTTGCACAAATAATCGTGCAATCTTTTTTCGTAGTATGTTGCATTGTTCTTTGCATCTTCAATCAATCGGTTCATTTCACTCATACCAACAGAAGTTGTATTGTCTGAGTTATGCTGAGCAATTGCACCATTGTCAATTTTATAATTGATGTTAGGCAGCAATTCATGGCATGTGCGCCACACCAATAATGGACGTAGATATTCATCAAGCAGAATTAAATAATTGCCTGCAATAGTACCAGCAGCAGCATCCGCTTTTATCTTATTCATTAGTTCAGTGCCAGTGAATGGCTCTATCCATTTGTCCTGTGCAAGACGAATGTATGGATAGATTTTAGCAGCCTCGACTGAATCATTGATCTGTGTATTTTGGTACACATAATCCTCGGTTATTAAAAGTGTTTGTGCCATAGGTTATCAATTTTTTCTGCCTTGATTTGGCATGTTTATCGGTTTCATTTTTGCCTTCATCCAATACACTGAATCTTTGAAGCTAAATCCTAAACGTCTTGCATCCATGTTGGATATTTCTTTGTCATTTTTCAAGCCTTTGTTCGGTAAGAATTTACCACCATCACGCTTACGCATATAAATTTGACGTGACCAATTGTGATGGCAATTCACACCGCCTTTGTAAAGAAAAATTGAATAGGTGCTTTCACCAGCAGCAGCAAATTCACTATTCACACCACTATCACCCATGCGCACAATATCTTCATACCTATAAACAACACCTGCCTTTGATGCTTCAACCATTGCTTTGCAAAATCTGCGTGAATTTTCACTGATGTTCTGCGAATATTTATAACGAACCTTGATCAAACCACCATCGTTTTCAGATTTTTCATTTGGCTTTGCAAATCTTTTGAATAGTTTGACCTGCGATAATTCTTCATCTGGCTTTGGATGATCGCTGATTACTTCTTCATCAACTAAAACATATTCATCCAAATCAATTTGCTCACCTTTTTCATACAAATATTCCAACCATGCATCTTCATCTTCAATGGTCATGTCTTTTTTTTTTTCAATTGCAGACAAAACAATTGATCGCAACACCTGTGCCTGTGGTATTGATCCGGGAACAATCGCACCAAATATGTTGTCGATCATTGCAGGTGTAAGCATTGGGAATCCTGCTGCAACAACTGCCTTTGCACTGCTAATTGGCAATGTTTGTGCTGCTGACTGCATGATTATATTCACAAGACTTTCAATCTGCGCACCATTCAATGCCTGTGATGCTACATTCTCAACAGGTGCTTCACTAGTTGTTGGTGCATCCTTTGTTGCCTGTGGTTCATCACTTGTGAAATATTCATTTTGTTCAATTTCAGGTTGCACCAATTGCAAAGTTTCCACAAAAGAATCTATAATCTGCATTTGCATTGGCTGCACCACATTCATCATAAATAAACGATATCCTTCCTTTTGTTCCTCTG